TTGTTGTACTATTCAACACATTTAACTTTTGACCAACATTGATAATGTCGTCTGTTTTCACTAACGTTGTCGCAATAGTGTTGATGTCGTTCTTTGTTCCGTCAACAATTGCGTTTCCTATTAAACTGTCGGTTTTGTCAACGCCCTTAGTGTACGTTTCCACTAAGTTATAATTAATAGTTTTTTCGTAGTCGATTAACGAAGTACGAAACAACATATTATAATAAGGAAGGGTTTCGTCACACTTACATTTAAGATAGTGTTGAAAACGCCCGACGGTTTCCGTTCCAATCTCACGGAATCGAAAATGGTTAATAAACTTTTTTTCAAAATCGGGTTTTTTTGTTACATCATAAAAATCATATTCAAAATTAAAAATCTTCAAACCACTTTTTGCAACATCACCCAACTCAACACTATATTTCGCCATCTTCGTTAACCTCCTTTTCGCCCGTTTCCTGTCCTTCAAAGCTACGCATTTTAACGGAAACATTCAAGCCGTATTTTTCGTTAATCCATTTACATGCTTCAAGTCTTGTCAATAACATAGCTTGTGCATTAATAGAAATAACTTCATTATTTGCGTTTACTTCATCTGTGATTAATCTCTCACGCTTGTCTGAATTAGCATTATTAACACCAAAATACGTTAACGCTTCATTCCATATTTCGTGTTTATAAGTTTGAAGTTTATCAACCACAAAAGGCGCGTCGGTTTTTACCACTTTCAATGCATCAAGGTTCATTGTTTTACCACCCATAATAAAAGGTTCGTTTCCGTTGTATTTAGCGTATAGATTAACCATTGTCAAGCGGTCTTTATCGTCACAACGAATTAACACAGGTGTCTTTTGCGCTCTAATATTTACATCAATAGTTCGTTCGGCTTCACACAAACGCGAAGCAAACAAAACAACGGAATTATCCGTGGGGCGTTCTAAATAATTATTACGAATCAATACACAATCTTCTCTCTTAAAGGTTTCTTGATAAACTGTACTATACGCCGTATAAGAAATTGATTCATCATAATTATTAAGTTGCCCACTTGGAGTACACTTCATATTCAAATACCCCAATTTTTCGTCAAAGAAGAACAACGCACGCCCATACATATATAACGACAATTCAAGGAATCGGGCGTTACAACTATTCGGTAGATTTTCCCATTCAAACAATGATAATGCAATTAGCTTCAACCTGTCGTAATAATCAAAAGCGGTCAAGTCATTCATATTATCGACTTTACTATTTTTCAACCAACTAAAAGCACTGAACATATCAAACATTTTACACCTCCTTATATACTATTATCTAAGCTATAATTACAAAAATTTAAAGCTGATTTCCAAAACGTAATACCTTCATCATACATTTTTTTAAGTCTTTGCATATCCTCTGTCGGAATTGCGCCATCAATGTTAACATCAATTGTTTGTGTGTATGTCCAGTGAGGGCGAACATGTATATTAGGTACTTTAAGAACATTTACTTTATACCCAAACATTGTAAAATAGTTGTCTAGCATTTTTGCATAATCACTACGGACTGATTTACAATGAAAAGTAAAAATATTTGAACCAATAGCCACGTTCCCGTTTCCACTACTAACCCCGTGTGACTGTGCGGGTAAAAGCGACTTTTCGTAAAAACTACCTAACGTTTGCGCTACACCGATTGCACCACCTGCAATTGCTATTGGGTTTGCGGTTGCCATTCCAACTCCTAACGCAAGCGCACTACTAGCAACACTTAGAGAATTAGTTACAACGTTTTGTGCCAACCACGCGGTATAAATATCAGTTGTCCACGGGCAAACGGGGTAGCCATCAAGCGTAACGCCTTCATCATAATTTGAAGTAACACCATTATAATTAATAGGTGTCAAATAGGTTGTAGATGAAGGACTAATATTTGAACGAATTTCAAGTTCTACGGTTGCATTTTGGGCGTACTCATATTTTAGAATGTTTGAACCGCCCTTGTTGTTGGTGACTAACATATAGTTATAAGGAAAACAATACATTTTATTATTTTTTGGCGTATAGCCGTTTAGCGCGCCCCTGTACTTAGGTTGCGAAGCATCAAGAACAACGCCTGTTAGATGCCCCGCTATACGTTCCATATTAACATAGGAAGGGATTAACGCTTTTGGCATCATAAATATGGCGACTATTGCCTCGGGTTTACCCATATTAACTATAGGAGAAATAAAATAATTGACTTCTACAAAATCATTAAAGCCATAATAAGCTAAACCACTGTATGTTTTACCATATGTATCACCATAAATTTTATTCCCTGCACTATCACAGGTGGTAGCAACAATTATTGCAAGTTCTTTTATTTCCGTTGTAGATGCAACCGTGTTTGTTATATAGTCTCCACATTCTAAACCTTCGCTTATTATGTGGTTTCCGATTACATCATCCGCGGTATGTTCACGCACTACAAAAGAGGATAATAAAGAACATTCTGTTAACCATGTTTGGTATACGTCGGTTTCAATGTAAACGTTTGTTACATAGTCGTTGACGTATTCCATTTTTGTTATAAACGCATAAAACCATTTATACCCGTATTGGGCATTTTGATACATAACATAATTGCTGTCCCACATAAAATCAATATGTCCTTTAACAGGGATATAATTGTCTTTACGTTGATAGGTTACGTCATCAAAAGTATGTTTTATTTTGCTGTGAAAATATGTGTATTGCGCTTCACTTGTAGCAAAATATAATTGATTTTTATATTTATTATCCAACGGTGTATCTAAAAGATACACCGTTGATTTAGGAGTAAAAGCCATGAGAAGTTCCCCCTATTATATATTAACAGTAACGGTACAGCTTGACACCTTGTCACCGTTTACCGCGGATATAACGCACGTACCGTTGGCAATTGGAGTAACTACGCCATTAAGAACAGTCGCGACGGTAGCATCCGACGTTATCCATGAAATAAGTGCATCAACGGGGGTTTTTGTAGCCGTCAATGTTTGTGTTGCTATCGTTAGAAATGATAATGTCGAAACGTTCAAGCTAACCGCTTCATCATCACAAACAAAAGCAACCGCATTTGCAAACGTTGAATATGAATATGTCTGCCAATGATTTAACCAATAATTCCAGTACATTCCCTGCCCGTTGTAAAATTCTGATGTTTCAAACAAGTTGTCATAAACCTGTACCCATGAACGGTCACACAATACGGCAAGACAATTTGTAGCTGAACCAAAACTATCAACTTTTAACACACTTGCAAGAAATTCAACCTTGCCCATGTTAAATGCACTGGCAAGAACTTCAACATCAATTTCATTCATAACGTCGGCACGAACTATTAAAATTTGGTCCTCGATTGGTGACCACGTAACAACGGGGTCTCCTGTGTCCGAAACAGGTTTATTTGCAAAATAAGTATTGAACACGCTTGACGGGAATGTGAAACCACTTGACGCGTTTTTTACTGCTTTTATAAACGCTTTACCTGTCAATTCATTTAACACGTGTGGTACTGATGCTGTCACAATTTTTGATCCTGTAATAGCTTGGGCGAAAAGATTTTTCATCAAAACGAATTCGTCAAAATTATCACCGCTATACATTGCGGTTACTATTGAACCTAATAGTTTTTCAAGTTCGCCGTATGAAGTAAAGGCGGTTTGAAGTCCTTGTTTCGTAATAGTAATTGGATATTGCCCTTTACGGTTTAACCTGTGATACAACGCTTTAACGTCGGGCGTGGTTTTTGTAAGTAACTTCGACCCGCTACCGTCAAACCCTGTATCTTTTGCCATGTTGGTAAATATTTCTTGAATATCAGAACCTAGTGGAATCGTACCCTTTTTGAGTAACGCCAACGGGTTTGATGCTGTCCTATTTCTAATTACCGTTAACGCTATCCTATTTACAAGTGCGTTTAAAAACTCATTTTGAATAGTCTGATATGTGTTAATCGGACTACCAATTTCGGTGATTGTTGCTCTTTCAGTCGCGGGTACGCGTTCTTGATATTCTAGTGAAGCGTTTGCCCTAATTACGTCTAGTATTGCCTTCATGTTCGCCATGATTTAAACCTCCATTTTCTTTTATATAAGATTACCCTTTGCATTAAATAAACCTTCAAATGACGGGGTAGTATCTTTGTCTTTTATGATTTCTTTTGGTTTCACTTCGCCAACCTTTAAAAATAAATTCATATTGGCTTGACGTAATTTTTCGTTGTCCTCTGTCAATTTTGTTGCGGTAGCTTTTGCGTTGGTTGTTTCAACCGCCACATTATTATAATCCTCTGTTAATTCTGTGAGGATTGTTGATACTTTTGCTTGGTCTGTTAAACTTGTTAAAATTTCACTAAGTTTTGCGTTAAATTCTTCTGGTTTCAATATAAGTTCCTCCTTTTGAATATATATAAATACGCCTTGTAGCGTTTCTTATTTATCGGTGTTGGTTCGGGGGGTATTACCCCTACCAACGTTTCATACCAGTAGTTAGCTTGCGTTCCCCTATTAGGTTGGTTTGGTTCGGCGGGGCGTTCATAGCTTGATAAAAACTTCATAGCTAAATTATAAGGGGTATCGGTGGACTGTGTGAACTGTGCAAACGTCATTGTGGCATTACCCCACTGTAAGCTATTAGTTACTTCATATAGTATTCTAAGTAGGTTGCTATCCATTTCAGTATAAACCAAACTATTTGTAGTACACCAATTTGTATATTTTGTGCTTGGTGTCCATTGAACTAAACCAAAACCACCGTCGGTATTTCCACTATTAAGAGATTGCCATATAGCGGGGTTGATAGTGCTTTCAGTCTGCATATTCCCCAGCACACCGCATATAGATTGTTTAGTCCACCCCGCATTGGTGAGATAGGTATAAATATAATTAGCGTTTATTTTCATTTCGTCTAATGTTAGATACCTATTACCACTTATATACACGGTGTAAACCCCCTTATTTTACTTTTATAAAAAATGCCTTTATTCTTGCATCAACTAAAGTTGGGTTGATTGCAGACACATTTTCTACCACACTTCCAATTTCGGTTACTATCACATAGACACAAACCGCTTTTGTAATAGGTATAACGAACCCAATTCCTAAGTAACGTTGTCCATAATCACATAAAACGGCAAGGGCTATAATTATGACAAAACCCATTTTGTGAAATAATCCCTCTCGCATGGTGGTAGAACTCCATGTTTTCATTTTAAGAGATTTCAACAATCCGCTGAGTATATCAATAAGTATAAACAATGCCGTTAGAACGTACTCCATTATTTCAATTCCCCCTTTCATAATGTTTCACGTGAAACAATTTGTATATTTTGTATGTATAATTCTTATTTATTTAAGTATATCATAGTTAAAATTAAAGATGAAAAATCTTGCAGAAAAGTAAATAAAATACAGGCATTTTCTGCATTGCTGATTTATAATAATATTTCTTGTCGAAAATGTAAAATAGTTCTTGCATATTGTGTTAACATATGTTATTCTTAGAGGGTAGTAATTAGTAAATATTGTCATATTAAATCGCTGTCCTATCGAGCATTTCGGGGGGAAATGAGTACAAGCTATGAGAAACTTAATTACCCGTTCTATCACAGCAACGACTATTAAAAGTCGTAACGTGAGCTTTAAAGATGGTGAATTAAATGAAGTAGAAAACGCAGGTATTGTTATTAACGGTGTTGTTACTGGGGAAAAGGCATTAAAGGAAGTACGTAAGATTTATGGTTCAACCGCCCTTGTTACTGACATTGTAAACGTTGATTCTATGTATGAGATAAGCGTCGAAGATTTCATCAAGTACGCGAAAAAGGTAGAAGTTACAACCGCTGAACCTGTGAAGGAGGAAACAAAAACAGAATAGGAGGAAACACGATGCCCGTTGAAGTAATTCAAATAAATTATTGCTCGAATTGTAAAAAGTTAGATGTATGTAAGTATGCAACATTGGTTACACAGTTTGACAATTCAGTAAAAGTTTTTAATACTACGAATACACCACTACCAATCAGATTGAGTGTATCAAGTATTAATTACAATTGTAGACACAAAGACCCAATTTAAAATACTAAATGCTGTCCTATCGGCGTAACACGGGGGGAAAAGAGATACATACTATGAGTAAATCAACCGTTAATAATGAAATAATCGAAGTAGTAGCACAAAACACCGCTTCACTTGCAGTAGATGGAATGACGGGTTTTGTAGCTGACTTGACAAGTACTAGGACTACAATGTTTTGCAGTTTAAAGGGTACGGACTTGAAGTCAAAAGCTGTCGTATTTAAAGCTATGAACAATCCCGAAAAGCGTGTAGGTGATTGTATCAATGAAATTATCAACGCAAAAGATTTATTTTGTGAAACTGTTCTTTGTAAGAACAGGGAAACGGGCGAAGAAAACGAATGTCCACGTATTGTTATAATTGATGATAAGGGCGTAGGGTATCAAGCCGTTTCAATTGGCATATTTTCCGCAATCAAAAAGGTTATTTCTGTATTCGGTGAACCTACATGGAATACACCAATCAAGTTGAAAGTTTTGCAAATCACAAAAGGTGATAGAAAACTATTGACTTTTGACGTAGTGGTTTAATAGGAAGGAGAAAAAGGGCGGTTTATCCGCCCTTTATACTTACATGAAAACACGTAACGGAATATATTACGACCTTTCAAAATCTTCCTATAAATTTAAAGTTCCCGATAGTAAAATAGTGTTTGTATTTTCCTCTGATTTACATATGTTAAAATTTGAAGATGCATACATTGAAAATCGGAAAGAACATAACACAAAATTTATTTCACGCTATAGGTTAAAAATTAGCATGAACGTATTGCCCGATTTAGTGTTATATAAGAAAATTGAAACGCGGGGGTTTTTAGTTATCAATGAAGGAGGTCAAGCTATATGTCAAGAAAACCTACTATTAAATGGCGAAGTAGTGATGCTGAAAAGCTAGAAAATGAAATACGAAGATTTAACGCAAAAATTTACAGGACAAAACGGGCGCATCCCGAAATGGCAGACATTTTGCCAAATGCCATATTAAAAAAAGATAAAAAGTTATTGATTAAAAACTTGAAAGAAACGCCCCGTAATGAATTTAATAATTTGTTAAAGTCACTTGACAGGTTCAGTGTAAAAGGTGCGGAAATTGCTATTACATCAAAAACAGGAAACACGGTAACCACGTGGGAATTAAAAGAAACTAAAAAGAAATTCCAACGTAGCGAACGAATGAAAGCTAAAGAACTTGAAATAATAAAAGCTATTAACGTAACTTCGCGCGGGGAATCATTAGAATTAAAGCGGGGCGAAATGGGTAGCGAACGACTGAACGGTTTTCAACCGCGAACCTTTGATTTTGATAAAATACAAAAGGGTACGGAATGGGAAAAATTTAAAAAATATGTGGACAAACATTCTAGTCAACAAAATCAAGACAAATTAAACGCCCTTTATAAAGAAAATTATTTATTATCCCTTGATAATTTCGGGGGATATGCCGACGACATAAAAGATATTATTAATCAATTACCTAATGAATTGATGGTAGAAACATATTACGGTGAGCAAGAAGCGACTATAGAATTTGTATATACGGGGGTTGACGGTTTACAAGCAAAAGAATTTATAATAGAAACGGTACGGGGTATATGGCAGAAAACACTTGACGAATACAAGAACTCAAATGCTCAAATTAACGGCTGATTTTGAAACAACAACCGACGAATTAGACTGTCGCGTTTGGGCGTATGGAGTATGTGAGATAGGAAACCCCGATTATTTCATATACGGCAACAACATAGATGATTTTTTAACATATTGTGAGAGTTTAGGAAACGCAACATTATACTATCATAATTTAAAATTTGATGCCGAATTTATAATGCCCCGCTTGTTTGAATTAGGCTTTACCCATGTAACCGATAGAAAAGATTTAGATACCAAAACATTTACAACCTTGATTAGTAAAAAAGGTCAATTCTATAGTATGAGAATTGTATTTCGCAAAAAAGGTAAAAAAGTAAAAGCAGTAACAATTTATGATAGCTTAAAAATACTACCGTTTTCGGTTGAAGCAATTGCAGAGGGTTTCAATTTACCCGTTAAAAAAATAAAAGTAGAACAGGAATTTTATAGGCGCGAACGCCCGATAGGACACAAGTTAACAAGTGAAGAAATTAACTATTTATACCATGACGTAAAAGTAATGGCGTTAGCATTAGATGTATTATTTAAACAAGGACTTGAAAAAATGACACAAGGTAGTAACGCCCTGTTTGATTACAAGCGAACCGTTACACCTTTAAAATTTGATAAATGGTTTCCAATTCCTAATTATGATAAAGACGTGCGCAAAAGCTACCGCGGGGGGTTTACATATTTAAACCCGTTGTATAAGGGGGTTGATATAAAAGAGGGTGTAGTATTAGATGTAAATTCTCTCTATCCATCCGTTATGCATGATTCACCGTTACCATATGGAGAAGGTTTATATTTTGAAGGGAAGTATTTAAAAGATGATTTATACCCGCTTTACATACAAATGTTTTCCTGCCAATTTGAATTAAAACCCAATCATATACCCACGGTGCAATTAAAAAATAACCTTGCTTTTATACCCACTGAATACATATGCAGTAGTGAAAACGAAGTAATTACAATGACAATGACAAGTGTCGACCTTGATTTATTTTTCGCTCACTATAACGTTTACAACTTAGTTTATTATAGCGGGTGGAAATTTAAGAGTACAATAGGATTGTTTACAGAATATATTGACAAGTGGTCAAGCATAAAAATTCAAGCTAAAATTGACGAAAACTACGCCATGTATTTACTAGCAAAATTAATGCTAAATGCACTTTATGGAAAATTTGCCCTCAATCCGAACGTACAAAGTAAAATTCCATATTACAAAGAAGGTTTTGTTAAATACCGTGAGGGTGAAAAGGAAATGCGCGACCCGATTTATATACCCGTTGGAACGTTTGTTACATCATGGGCGCGTTATAAAACTATCACGTCGGCGCAATCTGTTTATGATAGGTTCATATATGCAGATACCGATAGTTTACATCTAACAGGCGTACAATTGCCGTTGAACCTTGAAATTGATGATACAAAGCTAGGGACATGGAAACATGAAAATACGTTCCACAAGGCGCGTTTTTTACGCCAAAAGTCATATTATGAAGGTATAATAGTATCCGATAAATCTTTTTCAAAGATGAAGATTGAAGAACAACCAAAATGTTATTTTGAAGATGGTTTGAGGTTGAAAGATAGTATTACCTGTGCGGGACTGCCCGAATCCTGTTATCAGTTTGTTACATGGGATAATTTTAAAGAGGGTGCAATTTATGACGGTAAACTACAAGCAAAGCACGTAAAAGGGGGTATTATACTTAAAGATACGACTTTTGAGATAAAAGCTAAAAAGATATTTGACAAACCAAAACCAGTATTATAAACTATCATTGGAGGTATATCCTATACCTACATGATACTATAACGGTGTTTAATCAACGGTGAAGAACCGCCCCGTATAGTTTGGCGTGATTGCTTGTCATGTTATAGGGTATTATCTCCTTTTTTAAATTGGAGGTGAAATATTTGCAAAAATTCTATGTGTATAAGTGTCCCGATTGTGGACTTGAAGAAACAATAAGATTTAAAATAGACTGGTGTTCTAAATGCAATTGTAAAATGAAATTAAAGACAACAATGATAAAATAAATTGTTTCACGTGAAACATTAAAGAAGGTGAAAAAATGGCATGGTATGATTTAAACAAAACACTTACATATAACGCCCTTTTTAATTTAATAGTGGGCAACCGTTCAAGTGGTAAATCATATGGTTTAAAATTACGAATGATAAAAAACTTCAAAGAGCATGGACACCAATTTGTATACCTTAGAAGGTTCGCCGACGAACTGGACAAAACAAAAGAGAGTTACTTTGATGATATAATTTTAGATAAGGCGTTTCCGAATGATACAATAACCTTTGCAAGTGATTGTTACTTTTTAAATGATATGTTGATGGGGTACGCAATGGCATTGACACACGCAAAGGATTATAAGTCCAGTTCGTACCCCTTAGTTTGGATTATCGACTTTGAAGAATTTATAATAGAGGAAAACGGATATGCCCGATACCTTAAAAATGAAGTCGAAGTATTCTTAGGTTTCTATATGACTATAGATAGATACCGCGGGTGCAAAGTATTTTTCTTAGGCAACAATTTTACCTTATTTAATCCTTATACAATGTACTGGAATCTTAGTGTACCATATAACTCTAATGTAACACGGGCAAAAGGCGGTTTAATATTACTTGAAATGGTTAATAATGCAGAATTTATTGCAGAACGTAAAATTACCCCGTTTGGTCAAATAGTAGAGGGTACGCCCTTTGCAGATTACGCAATTGACAATAAATCAAGGGTTGATACTGATACCTTTGTAATGAAAAAAACTGAAAAATGTTCATACTATTTTACATTCAAGTATAACGGTGACCTGTACGGCGTGTGGATTGATTACAGTATCGGAAAATTCTTTGTAAGTAAAGACGTTGACCCATTTTTCAAACTGATATACTGTATTACTTTAGACGACCACACGCCTAACACATTACTGTTAAAAGCTACAAGCAAAAGCGTACATTTTAAGACCTTCATTGACAATTATAAAAGTGCTAATGTTTACTTCGAAAATATGAAGGTAAAAAGTGTTGTGTATAATGTTATTAAATTATGTATCGGAGGAAAAAAATAAAATGAATATGTATACAAAAATTTTGAATGATGCACAGTTAACAAAAAATTTTAAAATATCGGAAATGGAGTGCCATTGCGGGTGTGAATCCGTTATACTTCATCCCGACGGAATATTATTACTTCAAAAAATACGTGATGAATTTAAAAAACCTATTGAAGTATGTTCAAACTATCGTTGTTATTCACATAACATAAATATTGGTGGTAGTCCTGTGAGTTTTCATTTACAGGGTATGGCATGGGATATAAAGGTACAGGGCGTTGACCCGTTAACCGTTGGGCGTTATGCAAAAGATATAGGGTTTCACGGTGTGGGTGTTTATACTCATAATGGACAACGTTTCACACATGTAGATATAAGAGAGAAACCGGTTTATTGGCTTGATGGTGTCGGATTAAACAATTTAATACGTGTGACTGGACTATAAGAAAACGCCCTATTGTTAAATAACAGTGGGGCGTTTTCTTATTTGTAATACAAACGTAATATAAAGCTATTGTAACACAAGCGTAATTATGAGATAATAAGAGGGTAGAAGTTATACACATTAATAAAGGGGTGTTCACTATGTTAAATAAATTTTTTACATTTACTTATGAGGTTGAAGGTGGTAAAAGAGATGATACTTTAATGGTTTGGAGTAACACCATAAGTAATGCTATTGAAGAATTTAAAAATACTGAAATTGACTACGGAAACGGCGTTAAAATTACGTATACAGAATACGCAATAAAAAACATACGTTGTTAATCAACTAAAATAACCTGTGCTATCGGGTAATCGGGCAAGGAGAATTAATATTATGAAAAATCAAGTGAGTATATATCCTTTTGGTAAAATGACGGTTTATATGACATTGCGTGAGATTGAAAGAGAATTTCCATTATGATTCTACCGAATATGAAGAGTGTGAAAATAGTCCTTCGTATTATATTTATAGTATTGGAAATGGTGTCGAAATTATAAAATATGTGTGTTGTCTTTAATTCTTGCCCGATGATGGGTGGTTGACTACCACCCGAAACGTGAAAACGTCGCAAGAAGTCAAAATTAAAAGGAGATTATTATATGTGTTATATGTGTCAAGAAAAATGTAAAATTCAGTGTTATTTTATGGTTGGTGGTGTTTGTAAGTATGTTGATTTTGAGGGCGAAGGCGAAGTTCCCGAATGTGACCCCTGCAATTGTAGTTGTGATGAATTGGAGGTAACTAGGTGAATTTATTACAAAGGAAACTAAAACCAATGAAACGTTTTGAAGTTACAATGCAATTAACAAATGATTTAGGTTGGACAAATACGACTGTAATGATTGTATTTGCATCAAGCAAAAGAAATGCAAAAATAAATTATCCTTATGGACTAAGTTCGGCTATCAAGAGTTATAAGTTATTAGGTATTAAGGTGGTAGCAAAATGAAGCTACTTAGAGTTATTACAGGCAATCAGTTTGATGATTTAAACGTAATTGAACAACTACGTTATAAATGGTGTCCATATTGTAAAATGTTTTATTTGGCAATTGAAGCATCAAAGCATTTATGCGGAACGGTAACTACTTTTATAACTGCAAGTGAATACAGGGAACATATACCCGAAATTAAAATATTGTATAATCACTGTGAGTTTTGTGGAACGTATTATCTTAAATCGTGGTCGCCAAAATGTTTGTGTGCGGAGGGGTAAAATTTATGGAAAATAATTTAATGAACTTAGTCGTTTTTGTATTCGTGGTTGTTGTTATAAAAGTAATAACAACCATACGCGCCACAATGTTTCACGTGAAACATTCTGAAAAGTAAGGCAAAGTAGTGTAATGTAAAGTAAAGTAAAGCAAACCCCAATATACCCCCAACCGCCCCACAAGTCGTACAGACTTTGT